TCAAAAGAATATAGTCTGTTGGATTCTGTGAGTTCATGTAGAGATCCAATCCGGATGCAATATTTGCAGTAGATAAGGTGAACTTACCGCCTGCTATCATTTGATATGGTAACATAATAAATCCTCCTTATATTCCGGTTGATCGTAGGTTCTGAACCCACAAGTCGTTTGTGATACACTGGCCTTGATAGAACGAACAACCTGCTGTATGTCTTAACCATTCTATTACTTTCAGCAACAGCTTGCTTACTGACCTATTTCTAGGCGGAGTTACCGCTTCAGGTATCTCTCTACAGGTTTCCTCTGTAGTTTGGACTATCGCATCTCCTTTCGGAGTCTCAAGACTTAGTCTCTCACGCTGGTAAATCGAGTCGATGCTCTTTTCCATGACATTTTCTACATACCCAAGTAACTTCCAGGGGCTTTGTATAATCATGGTGGTGAGCATCTGGCTTACATTTAACTTTACAATTGTCACATGATTCTGGGCGTATGATATGGCCGAACTTAATTGCAAGCGCCACATAGTTGTGACATGCAATTTTGTCTTTATTGTTCTGCTTATATTTTTTTGTTGTGTTGTATCCATTAACTTTTCTGGTTTCTTTAAGCTTCGCAAGAATCTTTTCACGATTCCTTTCATAGTAAGCTCTTTGATTTGCCAAAATCTTTTCTGGATTCTTCTTTGCCCATCTTTCATGTTTAGCAAGAACGATCTCGGGAGATTTTTTATAATATTCCCGATCTTTGATAAGACGACATGCTTTACATTGTTCAGCATGACCATTTTTACCTTTCTTGCTTTTTGAAAATTCACTGTAAGATTTCTCAAACTTGCAAATAGTACATATCCTTGTATCCATAAATTACTCCTTTGTGTTGGAGTCATTATATACTGTAGGTTATTACTATTCATCATATTTTTTACCTTGCGCCTTGTCACCGTAACTATGCTGCAAGAGCATATTCGTAGGTTTCCAAGTCAATCACTCGAGATTTTACATGCACATTTTCTGTTTTTATGCATGGGTCGTTGTTATAACCAGGAGGCAGATAGATAAATTTAGCTTTACCACCTGCTTGCCATACAACTTTGTAACCTTCTTTAGCAGTTACGAAGCAGTTAGCAACATCAGCACCAAGTAGAGATGCGTTAGCTGTTACGGAACCTTGTGAAGACACAAAGAATCTAACGTTGTTAACACCACCCCATTCTGAGGATAGAGTCTGGCTTACGTTTGGATATTGGAACTTACGAACGAATCCATCTACGTCATTAAGGACTGGGATCATTCGAGTAGTCAATAGACAACCGTATGCATCACCGATAGGCGATGTACCAAACTTGTTCTCTCCAGGGACCATATTAGTAATATACTCAGCATCGTTGCCTTGTAGTACTGATACGATATCATCAACGTCACGTAGATCCATCTCTGTAGGAACGTCTCCGTTACCACCGCTTACGCAGTTAACAACTGAAGCTGTAGCTTCAAGAGAGTCTCTTTGTAGAACGTCTTGTGTTTCTCGTAGTGCTTGTCCAAGACGAGCAGCAGCAGAGTTCAAGACTGGGTCTTCGTTAGTGATTGTTACTTGTCTCGTTAAAACGATGTAAGTTGAGTACACGCGGACCCTACAATCAACATCCACACGGTTGAGCTGTTGGCTCGGTGGGTTGGTCATTGCATCATCCATTGGTACTGGGAATAGATCTAGACGATCATATCTAGATTGGCGATCGATAAAACCGTTGTTATCAGGAAGTTCAACAGGAACCGCAAACAAGTTGTGGATCAAGTTTCTTTCTGGTGTAGACAACAGTTTCGCATTATACCGCTGCTGTATTTGCGGCGGCATGCTAGCAATAGAAACAGTCATTTAAAACTCCAAGTTAAAAAGACCCTTAGGTCATTTCTGGAGCGGAGCCTGCTAACCTAGCGAAATTATGCATTTCTTCATATAAAGCATTCTTTTCTTGCTCTGTCATCCTAAAAGCTTGAGCCATAGGTCGCTTGTCGTAAGCAGTTGGAGACTGAACGGTTTTTGCGTTTTTCTCTATCTTCTTTTCGACTTCACGAGCATGTCTTGCTTTAGGTGCATCATCTGCAAGGTTTAAAGCTTTTATATATTTATATGTTTGGATCCCTATTGTATAGGGGTCCTTTGTTTTTGCTATTGAGGTAGCAAGCTCTGGCTCCTTTTCTTCTAACAGAGAAAGTGTATCAGCATTAACGATATCCTCGAAGTCTGGATATTTTCGTCTTAGGTCTTGCATAAGGTCCACCTGCTTTTGAGCTTCCAACCGACCTTCTAGCTCTTGAATGCGCTTTTCCAATGGAGCTACCACTTTAGAAGCCGCTTTCTTCGCTTTACCATAGGTTGCAAATTCTTCTTCAGGTTCTTCTGGATCTTCAAGAACAGATGATTTTGGTGATGATTGCAAGCTAACAAGCTTTTCTATCATCTCATCTTTCCTGCGCATGTCCCTTTCTAATTCATCTTGTCTCTGCCGCATTGCTTTCCAGTTTCTCTCCTGCCGATCCGCGGCTTGAGTATCTGCTGTAGGCGTTGCCTCAACATTTGTTTCGATTTCGACGGGTGCGACCTCGACATCTACGCTGTTCTCGATTTCATCACTCATGTTTTCTCCTTTTTTGCTTGGTGAAAGCGTTACAACCTCAATACACATCTTTCTACGCGATGGAACGTTTATATTTGCAAGTTATAGGAGAAAATATTTAATGTGTAGATAATTATGACGAAAATTTGCACTAAATGTTCAAAAGCTTTTAAAGATGATGATTTTTATGATGGCATTTGCTATCGCTGTAAATATAAAGAAAAAGCTAAAATCATACAGAAGTTCGTTTGTAGGCTTTGCGGTAAAAATTTGCCAAGAAAAGGTTTAGCTTACTGCTCCGAAGGCTGTCGTGATATAGCTAAGACACATCAAAAAAAGAACCATTGGACAAAAAAAATACTTTCAAACGGCCAAAGCTGGTGACGACCTAATCTCTGGCCTAGCAAGTAACTGGTCATTTCTGTAATGACCATTGTCGTAAGGCTTACCCTTCTCGTCTTTACTAAAACCAAAGTAAACCAAATTTTCAGTCTTCCATGCATAGATATCAGCTATTAACTTTCTATCTCGTCTTTCCATGTTCTCAAGCATATTATCCATCTCAGACCAGTGGGGTAGAGTCCAACACAGTTTTATGATGTTAGCTTTATAGTCGCAGTAAAACACCATTGTGTTGTTTTCAGGGTAAGGACGATATAAAGTGGCATTCAATGACCTATGTATCATGTTTGGCTGAATAAGATCTTTCTTTTCAACAACAGTAATATAAAATGGGCGTCCCTCAAAAGGATTGGATACAATTCTCTCATTCAGATCGTCTACAAGAGACTTCATGATTTCGTTTTTCATATCCCCGCACTCTATTGGAGTCGTATTTTTACGAGCCTCCAGAGCTATGGCACCCACCGTTTGACGTGTTGGGTCAAATCGACTTTGATGCATCATTTTTTTGGTTCGTTATGTTTTAGGGTTTGTCCATCTTTTAATAGATTCAATTGTCCTGAACGTTCTGCTAATTTCTGTTGATGGCTCATCTGTTTAGATGTCATCTCAGCAGCATTTACAGCACATTTCTGAACACTGACCTTATTTTCTTTGTATGACTTACTCATAACGTCCTTTATAGGCTTGCTTCTTGATATCGCTTGATTGCTTATCAACAATTTTATCTCTTCGAGCAATGTACTCTGTGGTTTTATTTGGTTGATTCTGGGAATACGATGCCATTTTAGGCTGGTAATCTTTTACTTCTGGGCTCATATCGCCTTGTTTATATCCTTTCATGATATCCTCATTGTTGGGGTTGTGCTTGAACTGGTGCAGATTCTACGCTTGCAGACTGCTCCATTTCTTCTCTTAATCTTTGCCTTTCTGTTGCATCAAAGTCAATGGAATTAATACTATGTAGTACGCTCAACTGACTTTCTAGGTGTGAAATATCTAATCCCTTAAGTTCTTTAAGAGCCTTAAGTATGTTAACGAGCTGTGCTGTATCTTCTGTTTCAGAACGTCTGACTTTTTCCATTGCAACGGCTTTGTCTGTTTGGATTTTGGCGACTCTTTCTTGTGCAAGTCCTTCTTGACTGTGGGCATAGCTAATCTTGGTTGCATTGTCGACCTGTATTTGTTGCATTTGAAGCTCTTGCATCTTTTGTTGCTGCAGCGCTTGTGCTTCATTATGTTTCTGCATTTTCTCTTTAAGCTCAGTCTTATTCTGGATGTACATAGCATCTATGATGCTTTCCATAATCGGAGGCGGCGGATTCGATGCTTGTATCTCGCTAAGGTGAAGGAGTTGTCCGAGTTCCAGCTGCTGTTGCGTTTCTGTAAGAACTCCTTGAACAACCTTGCAACCATAATCGAAGAAAGCTTTGTCATCAAACTCACTAGTTGGCTCCTCTCCAATGACGTCTTGAATTTTGTTGTAGCTCCAGTTCTTTTGAATCATTTCTACGATAAGATTACCGCAAAGGCGTTGTGTTTCATCGCACTGATCAAATAAACGCTGTAGAGAAGTAAGACCAGCACCTTGTCTGAGCATGGATAAGATGCCAGCCTTTTCGTCTGTTGCAGAACCTAGAAGTTCTTCATTAACTCCGCTAATTTCTCTAATGATACCCTTAAGCATCTCTTCCATCTGCAACATGCCTGGGGCAGGGGGGATAATCTGCATTTGTTCGACATCGGACATTTGAAACTTAGGATCAATAACAAGTACACGACCGTTCCCTGAGTTAAGAGAATCATCAGGAGTAACAAGCGCACCCTTTTTTACCTTTATCCCTTGTTGTTGGCTTTCGAGGATGTCAAGATCTGTGACTTTGCGCCTATTGAAAAGATATTGAGGATCGCGTAAATCACGTACGATGCCACGAAATTTATAAGCGTAGTAAGGTGTATCAGGAGTGAAATAACCAAGGCTAAGAACGTAAGGGTATTTATCAAGACCGTACGGATTAGGTTCATCTACTAGTACCTTGTCGTTTATTAGTATTGTTCTGCGAACTGTTTGCTTAGGACCTTTTCTAATCTTGAGTCTATCTCCAAATCGCATTTTAATAATGCGTAAATCTTCTTCGTCTCCCGTGAACTCTTGCGTCTCGTTTGTTTCTTTGTCGATAAGATATGTGACTTGTCTTGATGATAGGTACCAGTATTCGTCGAAGGCAATAAGATGCGGGAACTGTATTTGGTATACCTCGGGCATGTAGAAGAATTTATCGTCTCTGTATCCGCCCGGAGGTAGCCCCATGATCTGGTCATGGAAGTCAGGATATAGCATAGCTGCTTCTTTTCTATCGAAAAACTGTCGGGTCCATATAAAACGACAATCAGATAGATCATGTCGTCGTATGAAGGGATCCATAAGCACTGACTTAAAATCGACGTAACGTAACCTGATATCATCGGTGATGTTGTCTTTGTGTATGTTTATGAGACCTATGCCTTGTGTAAGAGCACCTTGCTCGAATGCATCGGAATAGACTTGATAAGCACCGCATTTATTGTGAACATAGTAAAGGCACTTCGTAATCTGATCTGCTGTCTTCTGTGATTCTTTCTTGACTGGTATGCATATTGTTGACTTGCGATTACGCCTTTGGAAGCCTGAGACTACTTGTAGAGTTGGATTGATTAGGTTGAAGTTAAACATCTTGCGTCTGAATGACGAGACACCAGGAAACAGTTGTCCCCATATATCTTGGTCCCCCATAGCAAAACGTTGGTCAAGATCTGCTTGAGACCACTGTGTTTGTAGGATATTTATGGCGTCTGAATAGTTCCTCTGCATCTGTTGTCTAATTGAAAGATCTATATCAGATGATGGGAAAAATATTGTGTCATTATTTTTCAATTGAGCACCTTTGAAATTAAATTTCAGGGTGCTGGATAATTTATTTTAGTTCAATCTTATTTCTTATCTGATAACACTAACCAGAAGTTGGCAACCACTGCAAACCACAAAGCATTATCAGTTGAACCGAATATCATGTGAAGGATGCTAAACGCGATAAATACTGCAGACATGCAAAAAAACCAAGTTTTCATTTCTTTTTACTAGCCTTTTTTTCTGTTTTTATTTCTTTAATGCGTGGCTTTTTTTTTTCCATGCTTTCACTGATAGATTGCTTTATCAGATGCCTAAAATCTTCTTCATCACGCAAGCTTCTCTCATCAATAACTTCTAGTTTGTTTTTGATTTCTTGGCATTCAATTTCTACGTCTTCTAATTTTCTAAATATGTCGTCCTCAGAATCAGAACATAAACAATCTATTTTTTTTGTCAGATCTTTTATCATATCAATAATCTCTTTATCTCTAAACATTACTCACACTCTTTTGTTTTTATTTTATAAACTATCATAAAGCTTGATATAAAGTGGTCAACTTCACAGTATTGTATGCTTTTAACTTTACAATGCTCTTTATGCAGAACCCATAAGGCATTATTGACTGTTGCTTCTAGATACATTGAATCTACTTGCATGTAGAATACCTCAAACTTTTTGCTTGCGCTTAGCGATGCTGTGCACATAAGTGCTAGTGCTATAATATATTTACTCATAAACGCCCTCTCATTGCGGTTTCGCCGCGGTTATATCTCACATTCTCTTAAGAAGCTTCGATAGTGGCTTTTGTCTTCTTTGGGAGTTTTGGCACTGCCTTTATAGGTAAGCAATTCTCTATGATTGCCTCGGTATTGACGATTAGTTTCTCAATATTTTGAATATATTGGAAGATATTCTCCTGCTTCCTAATGAAATCTTGGATCTGATCTGGAAAAGAACCGTAGAGTGTAAGCATTGGCTCAATTGCATTGTTTGTCTTTATCTGATTCTGGAAGAATTTGTCGAAATTGTCGTTTTGAATGGCGACTCTAGCTACTTTTTCATCAGTGCTGTGAAATTTAGCACTGGTTTTGCTTATATCTAGTTTGATTTCTAGCAGCTTCTTGTCGAGACTGCTAAATTGCCCATCATTAAACTTCTTTAATGCCTTTACTTCGCTAGTATTCTTCTCAACTATTTCGCAAAGCTGTGCTACAGCTGCTGTAAGTGTCTCCACTTGTATCTTTAATTTTTTGTACCCAAACATCTATCCCCCAAAAAATCCTCTTAGTGCTTTTCCCATGTCTTTCCCATCATCTCCAAGCTTACTATATCCTTGACAGAGGTAGCGAAATGCATCCGCACTGTGACTAGCATCATCGTGAATAGGCTCGTTCGTCCATCCACCTATAGTGCTATTCCAGCGTTTCTTGTAGTTCTGTAAATCGTTTATTCCTTCTCTACATTTTGAGATGTCGAACCAGCATTTTCCCAGCGTAGTTCTAACAAGACGGATACCATCAACAAGCCCAGATTGATCAAGAACCATACCACTAAGATTGAGGTCAGCAGCTTGTTGCACAAAGGTAATACCAGCGCGATCACGGCTATTTGCATCATGAGGCCATATATGAGTCCCGTAAGCATATCCTTTCTCCTTTAGAATTGAAACTGTTAGTGCTATGTCTGTGTTAGCTTTCTTATGAAAATCGATGATGTTAATATCGCCATGTTTT